GCCCTCGACGTGCTTGAGCATGTCTCCAAGTGGAAGGACGTGATCGACAAGATGGATGGGGTGGATGTCTTGTTCATCGCGTTGCCAGATCGAGACGACCCATACGCGGTCAACAAGAACCTTTCCTTCTACAGAGAGGTGAGGGCATACGTTGAATCGCATGACTTCGCGGTCATCCACAGCGAGCGTCGTCACGCTCGCTACTTCACGATCTACAAGCGATGCCGACAACTCTGACTATCGTCATGGCTGTCTACGGGCAGCCACAGATGCTTCGTTTCAACCTCGCCGCGATCCATGGCTACTCCCAGGAGGTGCGCGATCAACTGAAGGTCATCGTGGTTGATGACTGTGGTGATCCTCCGGTGACTCCAGGGAGTGTTGCTGGCTTCTCGTTCGACTTGAGCGTCTACCGCATCACTGAGAACAAGCCATGGAATCAGCCCATGGCTCGCAACCTGGGGATGCACCACGCCGCTCCATCTTGGTGCCTGATGATCGACCCAGACATGGTCTTCAGGCCGGAGATAGGTCATCGGGTTGATACCAAAGCTGGCTCGCCGATCAGTGCTTCGCTACGGGTTGAAGCACGTCAGCGATCCGGGTAGGTCGGTGGATCTGACTTCACCGAACACCTACATCATCCATCGAGAGGACTTCTTCGCCGTGGGTGGCTACGACGAGGACTTCTCGGGCCACAAGGGGTGGAGTGACGTTCAGCTTCTCGACGTGCTCAGGAGCACGTTCAAGGTTTCACAACGCAAGGACATCTACGCTGACTTCTACAGCACGAAGAACATCCCCGATGCGGCGGTTCACACCCTTGACAGATCCACTTCGCACAACAAGAAGCTGAGGCTCAAGAAGGTGGATCAGTCGAGGAAGTCTGGAAGCTGGGCTAGATGGGCGAAACACAAGAAGGGTAGTATCCTTCGGCTGCCATGGACTCAGGTCTATCCGACAACCTGAGCGATCTCCCTCCTGAGGAGCTTCGCCGCTACCGTCTCCAGCAGGAGGTGGAATACTACAAGACCCAGGAGGGGTTCTTGGACTTCGTCCGTGACTGCGGGGCTGCTCCTGATGCGCAGCTCAAGCCTCACGGGTTCGGCGCTCACGAGATGCTGAACTGGACGAAGTATGAGGACAAGGAGAGCGAGCTGGGCTACGGCTACCTCTTCAAGATGCAGCTCTGGCCGCGTGGCTCGTTCAAGAGTGCGGTCTTCGATGTCGGGCTCGTCTGCTGGCTGATCGCTTGCGATCCGAACATCCGCATCTGTGTGTGCTCTGAGACGGGCAAGCAGGCGCGCAAGTTCGTCCAGCAGGCCATGAAGATCATCGACTCGCAGTGGTTCCGCGAGCGGTTCGGTGTTCATCACGGCAAGGACTGGAAGGAGGGGACGGGATCCTTCCTGAGCGCCTTGCGGACTCAGACTCACAAGAAGGAATCGACGCTCCAGGCAGCGGGAGCTGGCGAGGTCTGGACCGGATCACACTGGGACTTCGTCATCATGGATGACGTGGTCTCTCAGGAGAACACCAGGACTCCTGAGGCGATCGAGACCATGTGGTTCTGGTTCGGTGAGGTGTTGGCTCAGCTCGATCCCGGATGCCGCCTGCTGATGATCGGCACGCTGCACCACTACGCTGACCTCTACTGCCGGATCATGAAGACACCGGAGATGCGCAAGCTCTTCGAGATGTCTGTCCACTCGTGGAAGAACGAGGACGGCACGCTCTTCTTCCCAGGCCGGATCACCACCAAGTTCATCGAGCAGCAGAAGGCTCTGCTTCCGCCGCGCCTGTTCGCGTGCTTCTACGAGAACAAGCCGACCACCGGGGAGGAGCAGCTCTTCAAGCCGGAATACTTCCGGGTCATCGAAGAGGAAGACATCCCTCAGCACGTCTGGACCTACCTGCTCACCGACTTCGCGTTCATCGCCGAGGAGCGCAAGCGAGGCAAGGCGGACCGGACCGCCTTCTGGGTGGTCAGCCTGGACTGCAACAGGGTCGCCTACGTGCGCGACTTCTACGTTGGCAGATGGAAGCCCAGCGACTCGGTGAGGATCGCGTGTGATCTGTGGGACCGCTACCAGATCATCAACATCAAGTCGATGCTGGTGGAGGACACCGCGTTCAAGGAGCTGCTCTCCTCGCTGTTCGAGGAGATCAGGCGCAACACCTTCATCCGTCCGAAGATCGCCCCTGTTCCTGGGCGCAGCCAGGAGATCAAGGACATCCGCATCGAGGCGATCGAGCCGACCTTCCGTAACGGCGACATCTACTTCAGCAGGTTCGTGAAGGAGAACTGGCGCAAGTGGAAGCCGATGATCGACGAGATGACTGAGTGGCCATTCAGTCAGCACGACGACATCCCCGATGCGATCAGCGATCTGCACAAGCGAGACAAGAACGGTGAGTATCTCTGCAAGGCTCCGCCTCCGGGCTGGAGGATGTCAGTGGCTCATCGGTCGCATCCGAACATGGTGAACGGACGCTTCAACCCGGACCGTGGCTATCCGGCTCGCGAGTTCATCAAGCAGCAGGAGCACGATCTATGGCAAAGATCATCGGGTCGAGGGGCGGGGTTCCTCGGCAACGAAACACCAACATCGTCAGGCAGCGACATCTTCCAGAAGCCGACGCAGCCGCCGACGCTGTGGGAAGAATCCTCCTAGGCCATCACGGCGAGCAGGAGTGGATCTTTCAGATCATGGATGCCGTCCGCGCTGCGGTGACGAACGGCGTCCAGCGGTTCACCTCTGCCCAGCTACCGTCGGTGAACGAGAGCCCGGAAGGTCAGTATCGCTTCCCTGCCAGGACTCGTGACGAGCTGTTGCAGACAACCAGGGAGGTTGCCAGCTCCGGGCAGGTTGACCCGAGGTCTCCGTTCGCTCGCTTGAAGGATCCAGCCAGAGAGATTGGTGGGGTTCAGTTCGAGGTGGATGAAGATGGCAACGTAGGACAGGCTGTGGAGCGACAGCCCGAGAGGAAGCCTGCTCCATCGAGCGGCTCTGACTGGCTGCTATGAGCGATCCATCACATGACACCACGCTCGTCCCCTGCCGGGGGTGTGGCCGTCAGATCCTTGTTCCGGCGGGCAAGGTGAAGGGTCTGCTGCGCCACGGAAGGCAGTTCGTGACCTTCTGCTCCAGGCGTTGTCAGAGGCACTTCATCGCTCTCGAGGGAACCAGACAGCAGGAACACAATGCTCGACATCGTCCTACCGATCCCGGTCTACAACCGTGAGTTGGTCCCAGACTTCATCTACTCACTTGTCAGCCACACTGACGCGATGTTCAGGGTCATCGCCGTTGTGGACGGTGGGACCAAGATGGAGCTATCGCAGGTGCAGGCGGCGATCAGTGGGGTAGATCACGTCCTGCTTCACAACGAGATTCCTGAGGAGCTGAACTGCTGCCTTCAGGATGCTCAGCGTCAGATCCGTAACCAGTTCACCATCGTCACGCGACCTGAGGTCAGGCTTCTCGACAAGCTGTGGGTCGCGAAGTTCATGCGGATCTTCCAGGTCGATCCTCTCTGCGGGGTGGTCGACACGCTTCCCGACAGCAAGCAGACCACGATCGCTCCGATCAAGAGGACCATCCACAAGCCAGCAGAGAACGGATGCCGGTTCGGGATCTTCACCAGCCGGTTCTTCGTGAAGTCGCCGCTTCCGTCTCGCGACGATGTGATCCGAAGTCTCTCCTCGGCCGCCATGAGAGGTGGTGGGACGGCATGGCATCATGGCGGCATCAGCTACGAGGTCGTAGAGCACAAGGAGCACCTTTCATGGCGCGAGTCATCGGGCGCGGAGGCCCCCTCAAAATCGCGATCGCGGACGACTCGGGGCTCATCTTCTCCGACGACTACCGGAGCGGATGGCCCAACGGGTTTCGCTCTCTAGCCTCTGAGGTCAAGGTCTTCGACATCTCGATCCTTCGTCGGATCGGAAGGCAGATCAACTCACCCTATCGGTCCACCGCCATGCGTGGGACCGAGAAGGGGCTTGCCCAGCAGATAATCGCCTGGGGAGCGCATCTGGTCTTCGCTCATCACGGCAGGGCTGCCTCCAACTCTCAGTTCCTTGGTGCTCTGAAGAGGGCTGGGATCAAGACCGCTGTCTACCTCTGCGATGAGCCCTACGAGAGTGGGGAGACCACGAAGTATTCGCCTGGGTTCGATGTGGTCTTCAGCATGGATCCATGCACGGTTGAAGCACATCGGAGATCCAGGCAGGACAGGACCAGTGTGTTCTACCTGCCTCCTGGGGTTGATCTGTCCCACTTCGTCTATCAGCCCTACTACGTTGACGGTGAGCTGGTCAGGAAGACTCCAGCGTTCTTCCTTGGCAACGCTGGTCTGATCCCCAGGGTTGAGTGGCTGGAGCCGGTTGATCGACTGATCGAGGGTGCTGACATCAGGTTCTTCAAGACACCGAACAAGGGTCATCCGAAGTGGGTGAAGCTCGACCAGCATCCAGCCCTCTACTCTGGCTGTCTCGTTGGTCTCAACGTGCATCGTTCTCCAGTCATCACGAGAGACTGCTTCAAGACGCGCGTGCTTGGGCGTGGCAACGAGCCGATACCCAAGGGCCTGACCCTGTGCCCTCAGATGCCAGCGAAGCAGGGGACCGGGTTCTGGAACGACGGCAACCTGCCTGCTGCTCACGTCAACCCTCGGTTCATGGAGATGGCGGCGTGTGGAACGCTCGTCGTCTCGGACAACCACCGATCTGAGCTGGCTCGCCTGTTTCCGATGGCTCCTCAGGCGGAGAGCCCAGAGCACTTCTACGAGCTGGTCAACTACTACATCGAGCACCCTGAGGAAGCTGAGGAGATCGGACGCACATGCTCCTACCTGATTTCGAGGCGGCACAGCTATCAGCACCGCGCGGCAGAAGTTCTGATCCGAGCTGGCTTCAGGGAGTCGCTACCGGACAAGCAGCTTTCCTCCTTGGGGCCGCTGGAGGACTGGTTGACTCCTCAGGACTGCGGGCCGCTCGGAATCGAATCGTTCTTGGATCGAACTGGACGCTCCGAGCGTTGGTCCCCTCAGCTTGGCATGTCGTTGACCAAGGTGTCTGGAAGAGTGAGCGACAGTTCCTCTCTGGATGCCCCGACTCCATGGTTGTGATCGCCAGCCGACACATCTTCGGCGGTGGGCCTTACTCGGTTGCCGGGTCGTCGCAGCTCAAGTTCGTCGGCAGGAAGAAGTGGCCAGTCAGCGAAATCACGATCGGTCGACCCGGTCCAGGACGCAGAGACCGGGGCGGTGTCTACCGCCCTGGCTGGGTCGCACCGTTCATGCCCAAGAAGATCACCGAGCCTTATCACCCCGGCGGAAACTCTGTCTGCTACATGATCCAGACAGCTCATCTGATGGGGTGCGATCCGATCTATCTCCTTGGCTTCACGCTGCTACCGGGGTCTGGATACTTCTTCGGATCGAGCAATCCGGTGACTCGAGTCAGGTCGGTTTACGACACGGATCGCGCTCTGGACTGGCTCCGCTGGTATCAGGAGAGGTATCCTTCCCGCGTCAAACTCTGGCCCGGCTGGCAGGGGCCGATCTACGAAGCCTTGGAGGTGCTCGACGATGAGCAAGCCAAAGCCCTCAGCGGGACTCAGTCACGACACCAACCAGACACGGAAGGTGTCGATGTTCAAGGAGTCGAGTGACTTCGATCGAGTCGTCATGGATCAGTTCACCGGCATGGCGAGCAACCCAGCGGTGAGTGCGAAGCAGCAACGCTTCATGGCGATGTGTGCCAACAACCCGAGCAAGGCTCAGGGGAAGTGCCCTAGCAAGAAGGTGGCGAGGGAGTTCAGCCACAGATGACACAGGGCATGGGAGGGGCGAAGGCGGGCGGATCACCTCCGAACCCGCGCGGCGGACTCGCAGGGATGGCGAGCGGCCGAGGGATGGGGACCTTCACGAAGGAACCGAAGGCTGCTCCGCAGACTGGTCCCTATTCGCTGATCGAGGACCCCTTCAAGGAAGGGACTGACGCAGCGCAGAAGGCTCGTCTCTACGAAGAGAGCGTTGGCTTCGACAACCTAGCCGACAATCCGTTCGTTCGGGATCAAGCTAGGCAGGCGGTCACGGCGGGACTCAAGGACGTGTTCAACGTCATGGAGTTCTTGCGCAACAAGTGGCTGATCCTCTACCGCCTCTACCGTGGAGAGACGCTCGACAGGTTCGCTTACGGGCGCACGCGGCTGCACAGCCCGGAACCCTACAAGGCCGTCGAGACTTTCCACCCGAAGATCATGCGAGCCCTGTTCGCGAATGATCGTTGGTTCAAGCTCTACGGTCAGCATCAGGACAACGACGAGAACGCGAAGTGTCAGGAGATCCTGTGTCGGGATCAGCTCCGCGCTGCGCGGTTCATGCAGAAGGCTTCCAACCACATCAGGGACGGGCTGATCTACGGGACAGCCATTCAGAAAACCTACTGGTTGCAGAAGCATGGAGACATGCGCTACCGGACTGGCAAGCGTGTGCCTCGCAAGAACGGGATGGGGTCAGAGGTCAAGCTCACCGAGGTCAAGAAGCGTGAGCTGATCTTCGATGGCAACACGACAGAGAACGTCTCCATCTTCGACTTCCTGACATCCCCTAACGCGAGCGGGATGGATGATGCTGAGTGGGCGGCTGATCGCAGCTCATGGCCTGACTGGAAGGTCAAGCGGATGGGTGAGCTTGGTCACTGGATCAACCTTGCTCAGCTCCGCGAGCACCCCGGCACCAACGACACCAGCTTCGGAGACGAGTTCAAGGAGCGGAAGAGTTACGCCTACGGGGTCTTCGATCCTCGCGAGGCTTCCTGGGCTCCGCACATCCCGCACTACGAGGTCATCGACTGGTGGGGACCGCTGGTCATCTCTGACAAGAACGGCAACTATGAGACCAAGATGTGCAACGTCGTGATGGTCGAGCCGGAGTCTCTCCAGCTCGTCGTCCGCGTGACACAAAACCCGTTCTGGCATCAGCAGCTCCCCTATCAGGCGTGGCGTCCGATCACGCTGGAGGACGAGTTCTACGGCATCGGCGCTCTGGAGATGATCGCTCGCCTCTCGCTGGAGAAGGACATGAAGCGCAACCTGCTCATGGCCGCTAGCCAGCTCGAAGCGAACCCGATGCTCCTGGTCGCTGACGATGCGAACATCCCGGACGGGCAACTTCTGGCGCAGCCGGGTCTCGTGCTGCGCGTGCCTGATCCACAGAAGTCCGTCGTTCCTCTGGCGATGCCTCAGGTGAGCGACTCGGCTCTCAAGGCCGAGAACATCATCACCGGGGACATCCGCGAGACGACCGGCGCGACTTCTCCCTCCATGGGCGTTGGCGATCCGTTCAACAGTGACAAGACCGCAACGCAGCACATGTCGGAGGTGGACGAGTCGAACATGCGTCTCGTCCCGATGATCTTCAACTACGAGGAAGGCATCATCAAACCGATGCTCGACCAGATGACCTGGAACAACCAGCAGTTCCAGAGCTACGCGAAGGTCGTGCGCGAAGTCGGCCCGATGGGCATGAAGTTCCATGACCGCTACGAGATCCGCCCGGAGGATCTGATCGGTCGCTTCCTCGTGCAGCCACTCGCCGGGCATCGTCTGACGACGAAGCAGACGCAGGTGCAGCAGCTCGTCAACATCCTCGACCGTGCCCCGATCATCAATCAGATGTATGGGCCGAACGCGGTCAAGATGCCGCAGCTCTTGGCGATGATCCTCGAATACGGCTTCGACATCCGCAACGTGGACGAGTTCATCACCGTGCCGCAGGACTCAGCCGGACTGCTCACCCCGTCGGAGGAAGAGGAACTCTGGTTCCACGGCAACGTGCCTCCGCGCAAGCCGGATGACAACGACATGCGGCACATCCTGAGCCACATGACGGCCATGGGTAAGGAGCGGTTCTCCAAGCTGGAAGAGGTCAGTCCTGGAACAGCCGCTCGCGCTCGCGCGCACGTCGCCGAGCACTACCGGAAGGTCGAGCTTCTCCAGCTTCAGCAGGAGAAGACGATGATGGAGTTCGCTCAGATGGCGGCGCAGACCGGCATGAGCGGGGGCGGCAACGGATCGCCGGTCGCCGGGGCTGGTGGCCCTGGTCAGGAGCCTGGATCGCCCAAGGTTCGCAACAACGAGACGGAGCGGGGTGAGGGATCGCCGAGCGGCGGGAACGAGGCGAAGTCCTCGGCGGGTCGCCAAGCCCCGAACCGAGGTGCTGAATGATCCGGGCCGAGGACATCTTCTGGGACGTGAAGGCGCAGGAACGCGAGGAAGAACGCGCCATCGCGGCCGAGATCGACGGACTCCAGCGAGTGATCGCGCTCGGCCGGAGGACGGCCGCTCTGAAGCAGTCCGTCGGCTTCCAGGACTTCCAGAAGGCGATCAACGACCTGCTCGACTACTCGACCAAGAAGCTGATCCGCAACACGATGAGCAACGAGGAGATGCGCGAGCAGCGAGGCAAGGTGGAGGCCCTCCAGGACATCCTGGCGATCCTCGATCGAGCGGATGAGACCGTAGGACTGCTTGCCGCCAGGGAGGCGGAGTTGCAGAATCAGTTGGCGGCCGTGCGCAAGGCCCGGCCGGTGTCCCGATCGGAACAGAGGTGAACATGGCCAAGAACTGCGAAGGAGCCGGTGCCGCTCAGGCGAAGACCGGCAAGAACTGTCAGGCGCTCGACCGGCACGCCGGTATGAACGCCACGGCTGGTGCGCTCGGCTCGAAGACGCGCTCGCGCTACCCGGCGTCGAGCACGAACAACAAGTGGATGTCCGCTCCGACTGGCTACGGCCAGAACGAGAACATCCATGGCTACAGCCCTGGTGGCGGTGGCTGCGGAGCGAAGTGACGGATCCCTGCTCGGGTAGAGCTGGCTGACGGACTACCGTCACCATTCTCACGTAGCGGGGGTCGTGGCCCGAGGCACTGAATCCGTAAGACGGGAGTCGTGCTCCGTCGAAGAGGAAGACGATGGCTAATCAACGAGGAGAACAACCTCAGAGCCAATTCACAGCGCGTGCCGACAACGCGGCCCTGAAGCTGAGGCAGAGCCTCCAGCAGCAAGGGCGTCAGGTGCCAGATGCGGCACCTGTTGAGGTTGGGCCTGACGGCAAGCCGCCAGCTCCCCCTCCACCCGAGGGTTCCTACATGCGACAGATGCTCGAACAGCAGCGCCAGGGTCAGCCGACTCGTGTGCAGCAACTCGGGGATCAGCCCATGGCTGGAACTGTCGAGCAGGAGATCGACGGGAGCCAAGCGCCACCTCTTGCGCAGCAGGAGCAACCCACGCAGGAACCGAGCGAAGCGCAACTCTCCGACAACGCGAACCGACGGATCAGAGAACTGATCGCCGAACTTCGAGAGAAGGATCAGGCGCTCCAGAAGGCGATGGAGCTTGGGCGAAGCCAGGGAGACACCCTTGGCCAGCTCAAGCAGAAGTTCGATCAGCTACAGCAACAGCACCAGAACCTCATCCAAGCGAACCTGGAGAACCTCGACCCCGAAACCCGGATGTTGGTGATGCAAGACTCACGGATTCAGGAAGCCCTGTCAGGTCTCGAACAGCGGATCCTGGGACAGCTCATGCCCCACATCCAGACGATCGAGCAGAAGAATCAGCAGGCGGAGATGATGCGCCTTGGCGACATCTATCCGGCTTTCGACATCCAGATCCACGGCCCACTCATCGACATGTTCCGGGGCAAGAACCCGCACTGTTCGATCGAGCAAGCCTATCGGGCTATCGCAGAGCCAGGGGAGTTGGTTACTCGCGAGGCGGCGAGCGCAGCGGCAGTTCCACCAGTGGTCCCTCCAGGGAACATGGGAGCGCGTCCTCGCTATCAGCCCGAGCCTCAAGGCCAGCAGAGCAACCCGGAACAGGAACTCATCGAAGAGGCGCAGATGCTCAAGAAGCTCCGCTCCTCATCGGATCCTTCCGATCAGAAAGCTGGCATGAATCTCGTGCATGAACACTTGAAGCGCCGCCTAGGACTCTGAAGGCCCTCTGGTGGGGCTGCCTCTAACCCCTAACTAGAGGTAGCTTGCCAGATGCCTTTTGTGAACAGTATCGGAGTTCTCAACTCCTTCGATGTCGGCACGGGCAACCGTGAAGACCTGCTCGACATCATCACGAACATCTCCCCGATGGACACGCTCCTGCTGTCCTCGTTGGAGAAGGTTCCTGCGAACAACATCAGCCACGAGTGGCTGGTCGACATCCTTGCCGACTTCGGCGATCCGGCGAACGGCAACGCAGACGTGCAGGCGACCCCGGAAGGTTCGGACGCGACGTTCGACCCCCTGGTGCCGCGCAAGCGCCTGTGCAACCTGACGCACATCATCCGTCGGACGTTCGACGTTTCGGACACGCAGCGGGACATCAACACCGCTGGCATCCGGGACGAATACGTCTACCAGCTCCGCAAGGCGACGATGGAGCTGGCTCGGTTCATCGAGTTCGCTCTCCTGCACTCGATTCGCCAGAGCCAGACCGCCCAGGGCAACACGGGCGGCGTGCTTCCGCGCAAGATGGACGGCTACTACGCCTTCGCGGCGTCGTCCGATCCGACTTGCGCGACCACGCTCGGCCTCAGCACTGAGGAGATGGGAACCGTGACGACGGTCGCTGGCAGCTCGCCGGACGACTGCATTACGGAGTGCATCCTGAACGACCACCTGGAAGCCATGTGGGAGAAGGGTGCGATGACGGACACGATCTGGGTCAACTCGCCCCAGAAGCGTTCGCTCAGCAACCTGACGCTGAACCCCAACAGCAACGTCCGCTACAACATCCCGGTCAACGAGCGCACGGTCATCAACACCGTGGACTTCTACCAGAGCGACTTCGGGACGCAGCGGATCTACCTGCACCGCTACCAGCGGAACGACCGCATCTCGACTGCGGAAGCCAGCAAGCTCCGCATCGCGGTGCTTCGTCCTGTCCTGGCCGTCGAGCTGGCGAAGGTCGGCTCCTCGACGAAGGGCATGGTCGAGTGGGAAGGAACCCTCGAAGTCCTCGCCCCGAACGCGATCGGTTACATCACCGATCTCTGCACGGGCGTTGCGGGTTGCCCGTGAAATGACGGTCCGCGTCTGTCCTAGATGCGGGTCGGGTGCGCGAGTAGAGCGTTCCGGCATTCGCCGGACGCTCTACTGCCCGAACTGTCGGTTCAAGCAAGTGAAGAACGTCGTGCCCAAGGGGCACGGTTGAGGCGGCCGACCGAGAGGTTGCGGTCGCAACGTCAGAGTGATCCAGGGTAGGCGCAGATGATCTACCAGTTCGAGTGTGAGTCCTGTGGTGTCCTTCGACCCGTCGAATCGAAGCCGTTTCATCCTCCTGAGCGTGTGGTTTGCTCCTGTGGCAAGCCCATGCAGCGAGTCTACGGATGCACGATCGACACGAGTGGATGCAAGGACCACGACGACATCCCGGAGGACAAACGTGTCGCGAGGTCAAAGGCTCCGAGAAACACGGCGCGCGAAGAAGCTCGCTTCCAGCGCCACATCGAAGAAAGACGATCGGCCTACGCCAGAGAAGGACAGTCAGGATCGTTCAAGCACACCCACTCGATCCCTGCTGACCTCTATCACGGCAAGATTCGCCAGACTGGTGACAAGGATTACTGGAAGGATCCGAAGAACCTGAAGCGACACAACAGCACGAGGGTTTCCTGAGATGGCAAGCCGCTTCATCGACAAGTTCGATCGCGCAGATGGGCCGATCGGTGACAACTACACCGTCGCTTGTGGCGGCGTCATCATCAGCGACGAAGCGGTCATCCCGATCGACGCTGCGGAGATCCCGTCGGGTGTAAGCCCTCAGTATCCGTTCCCATCAGATGTCACAGCCAGGAAGACCCAGGTCTTCTACTCCGCTGAGGCGCTGGATGGTCCTGACTACGTTGTGCGCGGCACGTTCGCTCACGACGGGGAGGATCCAAGTTCTCTCGACACATCGAACATCAACACCGCGCCGAGCTTCACCTTGCTCGCGCGCATGTCGAAGGATCCGCTCCTCTACGACCTGAACGTCGATGAGGACCCGAGCTGCTACGACCAAGGTTACGGAGCCCGCGTCACCTTCCCGTTGGATGGGTCGGCCCCGGTCTTGAAGCTCATCAAGTTCATGCCGCTCAAGCGGCTGCCTGGGCTCAGCAGGCCATCCTCGACAGAGGTGGATGGGATGGTCGTGCTGGCATCGAAGATCCTGGAGTGGGACGACCTGAATCTCGATCCAGGCTTCGACCCTGACTCCTACACCCAGGGCCAGATCCTCCCCTACAAGGGCTACTGGCAGGACATGAGGCTTCGCATCCAGCGGAGGGACTCACAGGTCGACCTCGATGTCTTCCTGAACGATCGCAACCTCAACACTCCGGTCCTGACCTTCCGCGATCGGGTCGATCCGCTATGGGGCGTGGTCGGTCTTCCAGGCTTCGAGTTCCTCTGTGGAACCCTGACGACACAACCCGCCGGAGTGAGCCCCTACGGGCTGGCCGGTCTCTCTCAGCTTCGTTGCGGCATCTTCTCGACCGAGACGTTCCGTTCGGTCATGCAGCCGGTCCGGGTCACTCCTGGTGGAACCTGGACCTATCGTGATGTCACGAACCGTGTCATCCTCCTGGTCGAGAAGGATGGTGACGCGAAATACAACGCGACCACCAACGCGACCACCAAGTTCAACACCTACTTGCAGTTCGTCCTCGAAGCCGAGGCGGACATCATCCGCAAGGAAGGCTACTTCGACTGGCTGCGGCGCAGCCAGAGGATCTACCTCCGCAACGGAGTCTCTGAATACGAGCTTCCAGAGGACTGTGAGCTGGTCGATGTGATCCGCCCCGGCAACTGGAACAACGTCCCTCTCGAAGAGATGGAGCTGTGGCGGATGCACCAGCTCCTCGGCGGAAGCTCGACGACGAGTGGCCAGCCAAGGGTCTACACGCCAGCTCAGACGGGAGCAGATGGCCGGAGGACCATCTCGATCTACCCAGCTCCTGGAGACAACCAGATCGGGGTGAACAAGGAGGACGATCCATACCTGATCGTGGACTACTTCGCGCGGCAGCTCTTCCCGGACGAGCCGGATGTGCAGATCCCGTTCGTTCCGCAGGCACACATCGACGTGCTGGTCTACGGAGCTGCTGCCCATGCTCTGATCCTCGACACGGACGAGAACAACGCCGCTCGCATGGGTGCGATCTACGCGATGAAGCTCATGGATCTGCGCCGAGCCAACAACCGGAAGGTGAGCGGCAAGCAGACAGTGATGCGCTCGATCGCTGACCAGAGCGTGCGTCAGGCAGTTCCTCTCCTTCGTGCAACCCAGCTAGACAACCTCCTGGCCTTCTGATGACCACCTGGACCGAGTTCTCGCTCAGGCCACAGGGCCAGCCATGGCCCGGTCTGAACACCAGAGGTGGACGCCTGGATCCCGGCAACGGGTTCCTGGAGGATGGCAGCATCAACGCGGTCATCAACGAGGCGGACATCCTGGAGAAGCGCAAGGGCTTCGTCAGGGGCCTCAACGAACGCTTCGATGGTCCTGTCTGCGGGATCTTCCGATACACGGACAACTGCGGTGTCGAGTATCTGGTGATCGCCGACCAGAGCCAGATCAGCGTTCGCACACCGTTCTCGATCCCGTCCTATCTTGGCAGTGATTCGCTGCCGTTCGACGACTTCGAGGAGCTTGACACGACGAGGTGGTCGAACACTTCGGCCTACACCACCTTCATCGGGGCTCTTCGCTTGCTGACCGGGTTTGACACGGTGAGCAGCTCAGCCTTCATGGGGTCTGGTCAGATCATGCAGTGGTTCAAGGAGTCGGTCTTGACGAGCTACTACGTCGAGATCAACTACCGGCTGACCGCTCAGGATGTGACCAACATCGCGTCGGTCATCATCAAGCGTGTCGGGACCACCTATCTTGAGGCGGTGGTCGTTTCCACGTCGACCACCTACAGGGCCTACCTCTATCTGGTCCTGGGTGGTGTCAGAACCACGCTTGCCGAGACATCTCTCGGTGGCGCGTCACTGGCAGATGGATTCCTGAGGCTCAGTTACAACGCTGACACCTTCACGGCGACCGCCACTGTCATCCCGTCGGGTGGCTCACAGGTGTCCATCACTGGCACGCTGACGGAGGCTCAGGACGCCGCGCTGGGTCAGTTGAGTGCGATCGGCTTGCAGCGTGCGACTGCGGATGTCGAGCCGGAGATCGAGTCGGTATCTGGAGGGCAGCTCTGATGACGGTCCTAGGGCTTCGTTACCCAAAGACGTTCGTTCACGGCGACTTCCCGCTCGACTTCAACGGGGATGATGTCTTCACGACGACCATCTTCAGCAACAGCTATCTGGCGATCGGTCAAGGGGCAAGCCCATGGATCGCTCCGTCTCGCTACTCGCAAGTCCGCAAGGTTGTGTTCTGGCTCTGTTGTCGTCAGGAGCAGACCGGAGCTGATCCGACGTTCAACATCCGCTTGCGGATGCTGCCTAATTCAAGCAGTGCAACTGCCAGAGTCATCGACACTGATGAGGTGGTCCCTGGGGCAACGAAGCTCTACACCGACCAGACGATCACGACGATCACCAACCTGATCTACTCAAAGGTTGGCACCTCGGCTCTGCCGAGACGGGTCGGGACGCTTTCCAGCAGAGACAGCCAGATCATCCAGATCGAGTTCGACAGGTTCGATCCTTCGTCAGCGGAGTTCTTCAACGATTGGGACCTGATCGCTGCGAACGGCAACGAGAACGAATACCTGCGCTACCACCCGGTCATCGAGAGAGTGGATGGTGGGACGTGGGCCTCTGGGGCAGCAAACCCGAACAACCCGATGAAGGTGCTCGGGGTCGGCTTCTCGGTCGTGCAGGCACCCACAGGCGTCAACCGAACCTGCACGATGGTTCGAGGCTACGCTGGCAACTACTTCAACGCTGGTATCACGACTGCCGCCGATGCGGTGAATCAGTCTCGCCAGAGACCGTTCCACTACGTCGCCGCAGATTGGGACAACATCACCGGGATCTACTTCTGGACCGACATGCCCTACACAGGGGCGGCTGGTAACGATGATGTTCAGGCCCACGTCCAAGCAGCTACGGAAGGAAGCGGGACGATCACCTCGACAGAACGCTACGTCGAGAACTGCTACCCAGGGGCTTCCACGGTCAGCAAGTGGGTTCACCGATCACAGAACATCCTGAGTCTGATTCAGGATGGAGACTATCTGGGGCTTGCGTTCGGAAGACACGTAGCGGTGTCAACCAACCAGCCGACGGGATGGTTCGAGATCATCCAGGAGAACTTCAACAGGACCGTCAACTTCCACGAGTTCGGATGTGCTGAGGGCTACCTGATCGGCGACATCACGCCGACGACGACCTACTCGCCCGACTCTGCTCTCTTCGATCCGACTTGGTATCAGTCGCTGCCGGATGACAACATCCTCTCCAAGCGACTCGTCAGCGCGATGAAGCAGGTCTCTGCTGGCAACGTGCCGTTTCAGACCATGGTCATCGACGCTGACCTGTTCACGGGCTGGAGCAGCAGCACGACGATCCAGGAGCTGACCCCGAAGCTCTCAGCCACCCCGACTTCCACCGTCGGCTACAAGCTGATGGATCGGGCCATCGACGATGCTGCTCCTGATCCGATCAACCTCGCAGGTCAGCGGCGTCTCGGCATCCGCTACGAGGGCACCTGGGTAGCTGGCGGCAACAACCAGGAGGGCGGCATGAGCTATGTCGTCGCCCTCTACGTTCCGAACCGGGAGTTCCTTGACCTCGGCCCGGTCTTCGAGCTGGGTGCCTTCAACCCGGAGGGATGCGCAGCGACGAGTGCTGGGCTTGGTGAGCCTCCGCTGCTCATCATCACCAACGGAAGCACCATCCCTAAGAAGTTCAACCCGACCGCTGCTGGGACGAACGGAGAGATCGAAGACGCTGGCATCCCCACCCCCTACGAGGGGGAGGTGCCGTCATCCCAGGTGGATGACACGGCGATGTCTCCGATGGGTGGCCTCGATGCGGGAACCTACCGCTACCGCTACACCTTCCGAAACTGCTGCACGGGCAAGGAGAGCGACCCGAACCTGGATGACATCGTGGTGGACACCACTGGTGCCAGTCCATCGGCCAAGGTGACGCTGTCCTTCGCGAACGTGCGGATCCCTGCTGATGCGCAAATCTGTGAGATTTGCCTCTACAGGACCGTGGAGGGTGGCGACTACCCGATCATGGCGAAGGTCGGATGCTTCAACCCGGATGAGACTTCGCTGATCGTGGACGAGCTTGGTGATGACCAGCTCGACTTCACTAACGACGGACTGTCCTTGCTGAACGGTCCGATGCCGTGCGTGCCGGTGGTGGTTGACTTCCGCAACCGACTGTTCGGGATGGGTGACATCCCCAACCTCACTCCCGCTGGCCTCGTGTCGGTCGTTCAGGGCGAAGACATCGTCTACGGCAACGGAGCTGTGGAGTGGGATCGCTGCCTGGAAGGCAAGTTCATCCAGGTCGGCGGTGACTGCCGGAGCTACGAGATCCTCAGGGTTCTCCCGCCTGAGGCTGGCTTGTCTCCGCCGATCGCGAGGCTGAAGCTCGTGGAGCCTTACGAGGGCACCACGGATGCGGCCCTGAGCTACACGATCTGTGGCAGGCCCAACCGTCTCTACTTCAGCGAGCCGCTGGAGCCTGAGTGCTGGCCTGCCGCTAACTTCCTGGATGTCGAGCCGGGTGACGGTGATCGGCTGATGGGCGCAGTCAGCAACTTCGATCGGTTGGTGATCTGCAAGCGTCGGAAGACCTACGTGCTCACCTTCAGGGAGAACCCTGGTTTGGAGATCATCGTGCCGAGCCGCATCAGTTCGGACATCGGCTGCATCGCTCCGCGCAGCTTCGCGCAGGTGGAGTCAGGATCGGTGTGGCTCAGCGATCGAGGTCTCGCTCTCTACGACGGACGGACTGTCCAGCACGTCGAAGAGTCGTCGAACATGAACGACCTCTTCACCGACCCGGACAACCCCAACTACATCCGTCGGGACAGAAACGGTCGAGTCATCGAAGCGGTCGGCGTCTTCTACCCACGCAAGGAGCAGTATCTCCTGCTCCTGCCGACCATCCAGACCGATCGGGGTTGCAACCTGATGTTGGTCTGGGACGTGAAGCTCAAGAACGTCACGCTGCTTAGCTTCTGCCAGGAGTTCCTGTCGATGGAAGTCGGCAAGGACGATGAAGGTAACGAGCGTGTCTACCTGGGCGACACCAACGGGTTCGTTTGGATCTTCGACATCGGAGACACAGATGGAGTTGGATACCCGAACGCAACCGGCACCGTCAGGGGCACGGTTGCATCTGCTGGAACCGCTATCACCGGAGCCGACTACCTCACGGTGGAAGGCGGTGGGTTCATCACTGGTGGCCTTCCTGGGCTGGCTGGCCTTTCCGGTCTGGCTGGTCTGTCTGGCGCTCTTGGTGGCACTGATATGGGTCTGGCAGGAGTTTGTGTCTACACGCGGCCCGCTGGAGCGGCGCTCGATGACCCTTGGACAGTCCGCACCATCTACGCGGCCACCGACGACACCCTCTACGTGACGCCTCCGTGGGACGCGGAGAAGCCTGCGGTGGGTGATGACTTCATGATCGGAGCCATCGAGTTTGACTGCCTCTTCAAGCCGCAGAACTACGGTTCTGACGACATGACCAAGCGGGACTGGAGGCAGGTGGTTGTTCACGAGATCGAGAGCTTCGCCTCGAAGCTCCGCGTGCAGCTTCTCCCGGACTTCCAGCTCAGCGACCCTGAGGAGCTTACAGTCATCGACTCGGTGACTCAGGAGACTGGCCAAGGCCGGGTCTTCCGCATGGACTACAGCAAGGGTCGACAGGTGAAACCTCTCGGTCGCTACGTCCACAGCTTCATGGCGGTTCGGTTCAAGAACTTCGCTCCCGAGGAACCCATCCGCATCATCAACCACATCCTGATGACAACCCCGAGGACATCGAAGTAATGGCTGGCGGAGGCAAGGTAAGAATCGCGGACCGAGACAACACGGGCGAGATGGCTCGGGTGGTCAACGGTCGTCTTCTGGTTTCCGGGTCTGGCGGTGGCGCGGCTACTGACGTGAACATCGACCAAGTCGGAGGCAACCCGGTAGGGACTACGGTTCCGGTCAGCGACGGCGGCGGTTCTCTGACGGTAGACGGAGCTGTCACCATCCAAGAGCCACTCTCCGTTGATGACAACGGTGGATCGCTGACCGTGGACGGAACTGTCGATGTCGGCAACTTCCCCGCCGTTCAGCCGGTGAACGACAACGGTGGTTCGCTGACGGTCGATGACGGCGGTGTTCCGATATCCGTAGATGACAACGGTGGTTCTCTGACAGTCGACGGATCGGTTGCCGTCAGCAACTTCCCTGCGGTCCAACCAGTCAGCGACAACGGTGGATCGCTGACTGTGGATGGTGCAGTGACGGTCAGCGGGACGGTGAGCGTCTCCAACGGGTTCACCCCGAGCCAACTCAATCAGTCTGTCGCTGGCGAACCGATCGCTGTGACAACTGTGGCTCCAGTGAACGTCCACAACCCAGGCGGGGCAGAACTCATCACGATCTTCGCATCCAACCTGACCACGGTGGATGCAACGATCATCGTGAACTTCGGAGGCGCTGTCGCCCCTGCTAACGACCTCTACTTCTTCGTCCCATCGGAGGAGACGGTCCCGCTTGTCGTGCAGGCGTATCTCGACAACGGCTCCATCGACATCAGAAGGGCGGCAGGAGCCGGTCAAATCAACATCTTCGGCAGGGTGGACGTGCTGTGACCGTCCTGATCGAAGACCTGAATCAGACGGCTGGTGGCAGACCGATTCTTGCTCCGCTAGCGCCGCTCACCAACGGACTTCACAAGCTGGGGCTAGACAAGGATCAGGTCCTCATCACTCTCTACGCATCGAACATCGGGGCTGCCTCTGCCTACGTGAACGTCTTGCTGACGGATACTTCGATCCCCTCTTCAGTGACGATCTTGACTCAGGAGATCCCAACTGGAGAGACCATCCAGATCATGTGTGACGCAGCCTTCTACGACATCACCGACAAGAACCTGATCGAAGTCCAGGCAACCGCAGCGAACTCGATCATGGTCTACGGAAGACTCCTCAGGTTCCCAGCTCCATGACCATCAACCTAGGACCGATCGGCCTCGGTGCCGGACAACAGCAGTGGGCGGATCGACCTTCGGTTCTCTCCTACCACGAGATCGAATCGTCGATCAACTTCCTCGGTGCTGGCATCCCGCTCACCGACATCACGATGCAGACGGGCCTGATAAATCAGGGCACTTTCCCCATGCTCGTGACGCGAGCCATGCGGTTCACCCGCTGGCAGATCATGTTCTACTTCACCTCTGGTGTAGCTACGAACCTGACCATCCAGATCGGCAAGATCGCGGCCAACGTCTGCAACAACACCCCGGTTGTCTACACCACTGTCGGCACCGTGACTGGAGCCACATCATCTCCAGGAATCACCTGCGCTGGAGGCAAGGCGACGACACCAGTCTCGTTCTCAGTGGGCGAGAAATACATCCTGAGGATCGTGACCTCGGTCGCGACCACGGACCACTTCGGCCGATACATCGCGGGGTTCGACCTGAGATGAGCCAAGCATCAGACACAGCGATGAGCTTCCTTCTGGAAGTATCCCGACGCGAAGGCGTCCCGGCGGTCGTGAAGGACTACATCACTTCCCAGCTTCAGAGCACGAGCACCAAGCAGGCTCAGGTCAGGGACGCGATCCTCACCGCGATCGACAACACCGCAACCCTGGTCGCCCGTAAGGCTGCGATCGACTTCCTCATCGGAGTAGCCAAGGATGGCTGAGACCTGCAACGTCGAGCCGTTCCGGTATCAGGCTACTCCACAGTCGGGAGCGGAGACTGGTGCCTCATCCAACCAGATCAACGAACAGGCGTTGGAGGGATACCTCTCTCGCTTGATCGAGGCGGTCTGCGCTGACCTGACAGCAATCCAAGCAAGGCTCGATGATTTGGAGGCGCGCGTTACTACGCTCGAAACGCCATGACACTAGGAGACACTGCGGGACAGTGGCAGAACCAGCAACAGCAACAGCAGCAGCCTGGGCAGACTGGCACTGGCGGCCTCCCTGGCATCGCTGGGGCGCAGTCAGGGCAGGGCCTTCCTCCGACGGGGATGCAGCAGCAGCTCCAGTCGCTCAACTCTCTCTACGATCAGGTCAAGAACATCCAGGGCGGCCTGGGGTTCGACGTTCGGCAGCAGCAGTTCCAGCAGGCGGGCAACGCTGAGCTGACTCCGCAGACCGGAGGGATGGGCAGCACGTCGCTCGATGCGCTCGCTCGCAACCTCGCGCAGAACTACGGAATGCCGATCGGTCGCGGCCGGATCGTGGATGAGAACGGCAACCTGCTGATGACCCCTCAGCAGATCGCTGACGCTTCCGGTGGTCAGGTCACTCTTGGTGAGGCTGCGACACAGCTCCAGATGATCTCTCAGGCCATCGCGAACAAGCGCAACGAGCAGCAGCAGCAGAAGGGCATCGCGGCCTTGCAGACTGGACTGGGGCAGGTGCAGTCGCGTGGTCGTGGCTCACTCGCTGCCTTGCAGATGGGGCTCTACGAGGGTCTGGCCGACATGTATTCCAACCAGGAATACGAGGCGGCCGACTACAGCTACTTCGTGCAGAAGGAGCAGCTCGACATCCAGCAGGAGCTGATGCGGAAGCAGGAAGAGATGCAGAAGAAGCAGTCTCGCATGGGCTTCTTCGGTGGTCTGCTAACAGCAGGTCTCGGTTTCGCGACTGGCAACGTCGGCATGGGTGTCGGCGGACTTGGCCAGACGTTCGGATCGGCAGCAGGAACAGGATGGTTTGACTTCTGATGGCACGCACAAGCAAGACACGAATCGGTGCGGAGCAGGGTGAACGCGCTCGCGCGATGCGTGAGGCTGCCGCCACTGGATCTGCTGCCGTCCAACGCGCTCACGAGAGCAAGATCGCCAGTGAGCAAGCCGGTCAGGAGCAGATCACTCGGACCGGGATGCAGGCTGGCCAGCTCTATGAGGAAGGCGCTCGTCGCCAGGAACAGGCCAAGCAGGCAGAGGCTGACCGCGAGGTGCGCAGCCGGATCGCTGAGGGCGAGTTCAACCTCGCTGAGCGTGAGAGCCGCATCCGCGCAGCCGACGCCGGGATCGAAGGCGTGGAGAAGCTCCAGAACCCGCTGGAGCAGCGCAAGCAGAAGCTCCAGGCTGAGATGGATCAGGGCAACCCGCCAGCCGCCCCAGGTGGCGCAGGTCCTGGCCCTCTTCCGTCGGAAGACGCCCAGCGCCTCCAGCAGCAGACCGGCAAGGATCTCGAATACACCGGGCGTGGTGGCTACCAGTCCACCCAAGGTCCGGGCGGCATCCGTAGGTCTGGTGAGCGCACGCAGCGTGAGGCGCGCGAGGCTCGCCTCTTGGAGCAGAAGATCGAGCTGAACGATCTGAAGCTCGCTGAAGGCGGGATGAAGTATCAGGAGGCCCAGGCGAAGGGCAACGATCAGGAGCGTCTCGCTGCCCTGAAGAGCATGAGCGATTCGATCGACGAGTCGCAGGAACTCATCAACAAGCTGATGAGTGGCGAGATCACGCCGGAAGCCATCGCGGAGACCTACTCTGACAACCCCTCATTCGAGGGCGGTCAGGTGGACAAGAAGCGCGCGGCGCAGTTCCTCCGCACACGTCTGGGGCAGCAGCAGGTCTCCTTCATGGCGGCCAGCGGGCAACTCCCTCCAGGCTACGATCCTGACAACCCGGTTATCAAGAAGTTCAACGAGAACTACCAGAACGTCGCAGCATCGTTTCGTTCGCTCGGACAGCTCGCGTCCACTGGTCTCGGAGCGCAGGGCTCAGCATTCCAGCAAGCCTCACAGGAATACGGTCAGGGTGAGCAGGGCTCGGCGATCCAGCAGTCCTGGCAAGGCATCCGCACGATCCAGGAGCGCAACGAGTTCCTTCGCCAGACGACAGCTCAGATCATGCTCGAAGCGGAACGCTATCGGGCACAACAGCAGTTCTTGATGAAGGCTGGTGGCTTCCAAGAGCAGCTCTCCCAGCGAGACCAGAAGATCGCGCAACAGCAGCAGTTCATCCAGCAGTTACAGGAGCAGGTGCAGCTCCTTGGTGGAGGTGGTGAACAGCGTCCCGAGACTGAGATGCGCCAGGGCATGAACGAGCAAGGTGAGCCAGTAACAGAGCCGGTTCGCGTCAAGAAGTTCGGCCCACAAGACGAACAGCGTGTGAAGGAGATGCAGGGTGGAAACCAACCCGAACACCAGTTCCGCAACCCAAGGCGCTGACCTGTTCTCTGATGCCTCCGCTGGGCTTGAGCTGCGCAACCAGATCGAGACGACCCAGGACCCGGAGAAGAAGAACGAGCTGAAGCATCAGGAGTGGATGCGCTACCTGGGGTCCACCGTCAAGGCGACGGTGAATGGCCACGACCCGGTGCGGACGGTCTATCCAGGCTCGCGCTACGCCACTCCAGAGACAGCGCGCAGCTTCATGGTTCCGCAGCTCGCTCAGCGCCAGGGCGAGCTGAAGATGATGAAGGACCGGCCGGAGGTGAAGGCTTCGGTCGATCTCTACAACTCCTACATGGAGAAGTTCAGGGAGCTGAACAAGGTGCCGCTGCAAAGCCTCGGCCCCTACGCGACCGATGAAGAGGTCATGCTCGCTCAGCTCCAGATGCACAAGCAGGAGATCCCTGAGGAGGACAGGCAGAAGATCCTGTTCGGGCTCGGCGAGGCGATGCGTCTCGGCAAGCAGATCGACCCGAGCTACGACATCAACAACGACGAGGATCTCAAGCACATCGCAGCATCGGTCGGCGTCGAGGCTGGCCCCGGCTACTTCTCCGAGGGGGATGTGCAGCCAGAAGAGACGATGGGGGCCGTCGGACGTGTCGCCTACGCGGGCGTGCGCGCGGCCGAGCAGGGCTTCGCCTCACTCGGGAACGCAGCGATCGAGCTGGGCCTGACAGCGATGGAGGGGATGAGCAGCGATCCCTACTACACCGATCTGCTCAACGCCTACCGAGCTGAGACGCAGGGCAAGCCCTACGTCGATCAGAACGGGCAGCTCGTCAACACGGCACCTCGACCGCAGACGATGGCCAACGCCTTTTGGACGCTCCAGAACGTCCGAGGCAAGATGACCGCCGACGAGATCCGCAAGATGGCGGTGCGGTTCGGCGATGAAGAAGCGATCCTCCATGCTCAGAAGAGCGGAACGATCGAGGAGTTCAGCACTGCTGTCTCCGCAGGTCTCGGATCGCTTGTTTCGTTCATCGGCACAGGCGGTGGAGCCCTGATGAACGCTGGCATGAAGGGCGTTGCCCTCATGTCGGTCGCCAAGGAGGGCTCGCGCATGGCGCTGATCGCCAACGCTCTGCGCGGCTACAAGGGAGCTGGCTTCGTTCGCAGCTCACTCGGTATGGGCATCGGCACAGCGATGCACGAGTCTGCGCTTTACGGCAGAGTCGATGGCTACGGCAAGGCGTTCGTGAACGGTCTCATCATGGGGCCGGTGTTCGCTGCCGGTGGCGTGATGGGCAAGAGTGCGGAGCGGATGCTTGCCACGCGGAAGTCGATGCCAGCGTTCGTGAAGAACGGCATCAGCGGCTTTGCCGAGGGACTCGGCATGGCTCCTGGCTCGGTCTTCCAACTCGAATCCTCCCTGTGGAAGTTCATGCGCGATCCGAACCCGGATCACGCGAACGAATACATGAAGGAAGTCCTGGCCACCGCCATGACGTTCGCGATCTTCAAGATGCGAACGGGCACGACTCCCGGCATGGAAGCCGGTGAGAAGATGGTCAGTGCCGAGCGCGAGACTGCCTTCCGTCAGATGCTGAAGGAGGAAGCTCAGCCGACAGCACAACAGCGTCAAGCGGAGCGTGCGCGTGATGCGCGGATGCTCGAAGAGGTCGCGCGGCTACGCAGCGAGGGCAAGGAGAAGGAGGCTCTCCAGGTCGAGATGGAGCGCCTGGGTCTGCGCCAAGCGAAGCGGCCGAGCCAGGAGACGATCGCGCGTCTGAACAAGGCCAAGGAGACCCTGCTGCGCAAGAAGCGCGGGGCAGAGCCCGAGCTGACCGAGGAACAGAAGCTCGAAGAGGCCAAGCGGCGCGTCGTGGACTTCGACAAGCTCACCCTCGAAGAGCGGCGCACCCTGGAGATCGAGCGGCGCAAGGGCAAGGAGCTGACGCCGGAGCAGCTCGAAGCCAGAGTCCAGGAGCTGCCGGATCCCCTGGAGCGGACCGACTTCCGCGATCTGCCGGACCACATTCAGAAGCGACTCATCGACGCCCCGGACGCGGCGGCTCGCAAGAAGCTCTGGTTCGAGTGGCGGGCCGGTGAAGGCGAGCGCCGGACAGGCGAGCGCCGCCAGGGCCGCGTGGAGATCGCAGGGGCCGCGCTCAGCCCACGGGGAGTCACCACCCTCCGTCGGGCGCTGAAGAGCGTGCCGGGCGCTGAGCGGCTCGCAGAGAGCCTCACGACAGCCCCCAGGATGTTCAGCCGGGAGGAGCAGACGTTCTTCCGGGAGGTGATCGACAAGCGCATCCGCGAGCTGAAGACCGTGGAGCTGCGCTCCCAGCTCGGCGAGGGGGCTGGCCGGAGCGAGGTGCTGAAGCGGACCGCCCGCGAGATTGCCGTGCTCCAGGAGGCCAAGCGGCGGATCGTCCGCAAGCCAGCGATCGTCGAGCGCGTGAAGAAGGCCGACGCCGTCACGCTGGGAGCGATGGCGAAGATCGCCCTCTCCAACCTGCTTGGGGAGAAGGCTGTGGAAGGACTCGCCAAGCCCCACTGGAAGGAGGCCCGCCAGGACGCCATCACCCAGGTCGAGGCGGAGATACGGCGTCTCAAGAACGTCGAGCTGCGGGGCACCCTGGCGGCCACCGACAAACCCGGTCGGGCGCAAAAGGCCAGGAAGGAAATCCGGGCTCTCCAGGAGGCCCTGAAGCGCCTCAGGTTCGCCGAGGAGGCAGAGGTAGCCAAGGAGGCCGGAATCCACGAAGAGCCAGGGCTGCCCGGCGTGGGGGCCGCAGCGGGCACCAAGAAGCTCGGCCTGGAGAGTCTGATCGCCCAGGCGCACCGGCTGGAGCAGGCCGGGGAGCGGGTGAGCCTCGGGCAACTGACCGAGGCCGGTCGCCGGATCCGGGCGCGCGGCGAGCTGGAGGCGCAGTTGGAGGCCATGGGCCGGACCCCGGCACAGGCCGGACAGCTCGGGCCAGCGGAGACCGTCATGGGGCGGCTCCAGGAACTCGCTCAGCGGCGGGAGGTGAAGGCCAGAGGCAAGCGGGCCGAGATCGGCATGGCGATCGGTGAGGGCCGCTTCCACGTCATCAAGGGCAAGTCGGCTTCAGTCCCCGTCAAGGAGCTGAGGGAGATCGCCGACGCCATGGGGATCCCCTTCGATCAGGTCTCGATGGTTCACACCCATCCGAGCCCCAGCACGGTCAGTCCACGGGACGTGATCGAGACCGTCAAGAAGAGCGTGAAGGGCGTGAAGGATGCCGCGCCCGACTACATGGTCACGTCGGATGCCATCTACGAGATGCGCTACGTCGGCGAGAAGACCAAGGAAGCAGCAGAGCAGGCAGAAGCGATCCACGATCGCCTCATGCAGAGCTACGAGACCAACACGCAGCGGCTTTCCGAGATCGTTGCGAAAGAGATGGCTCTCGATCATCAGGAAGTCGTGGACGCCTACTGGAAGCGTGCTCGTCGTGAGACGATGACGCCCAAGGAAAAGCAGATCGTTCGCCGCGTGGATCAGGAGTTCGAGCAACTGCTCGAAGACCTTGCCGGGACCATCGGTGTCGAGATCAAGAAGGTCAGAGCCGAGGAGGTCGAAGCCAAGCTCTTCCCGGAGCGTGCGATGGAGGCCGAAGCTCGTCGCGAGCGCAAGGAAAGCGACATCGCAACCGAGGCCGAAGCAGAGGCCGAGGTCGAGCCGGTTGGAGAGGTTCCTTCGGAAGCTCCGCTGCGCGCAGAGCCCGGCACTCACGAAGAGATGATCCAGATGGCAACCCAAGCCGATCGGGTCATCAAGTCGTTCGAGTCACAAGGATGGAAGACTGACATTCCAGAGCCACGAGAAGGCCAGCCGAAGTCTCTTCGTCTTCGGCCGGAGTGGCAGGCTGAACCGACTCAAGAGAACGTGCCGATGACTCGTCGGCGCGACATCATCCAGGTGCTCGAAGGACTGCCAGACGACCCGGTCCAGATTCGGATTCGAGAGGGTGTCGGTATCAAGGGTGAGCGAATCCCAGAAGGCGTGCTCGGCTGGTATATGGGCCTGCATCATCAGATCAGGCTCCGCTACCCCCGTCGGATTATCGAGGCCACGCACGAGTCCGCTCACGCCATGGATGAGGTGCTCCAGCGGAGGGGCCTGTGGCGGCCTGGAAAGACTACGGATGTCCCAGACTGGCTCTTCCATGACTTGATGAAGGCTGCGGAGACCTACCCGAACCTCAGGAAAGCATACGAGCTGGCGAAGGACATCGAGAACGAGCTGCCCAACATGCAACCGGGCCAGCGTCAGCTTGCCGAGATGATGTTGGAGCAGTTGAAGAACCACGTCCTCGCGGAAGGCTGGGCGGAGTTCTGGGCTCGCTGGCGGCTGGAGGACCCGATCCTTGAGAACGAGGTGCCGCGACTGCACGACTTCATGCTGAACGATCTGATGCAGAGGCCGGGGATGGAGGGCTTCATGCGTCAGAACATGCGCGCCAGAGACGTGCTCACCAAGTATCGGGAGCAGGGTGCGCGCGGTCGAGTTCGCTCGTTCCGCGTGATGTCTGGCGACAAACCGACGGAGATCGAGAAGGCAGTCAGGCCGACTCTCTGGCAGCAAACCAAGTGGGCGTTCGAGGAAGCCTTCCTGGACGATCTCGCTCCAGCCAAGCGCACGCAGCAGCGGTGGCTGAAGGCAACCGGCATCGACAAGCTCAGCATCACGATGGATCCGGTGAGGATGCTCGAAGCGATGCGCATGACCGCCTACCAGCAGGCGGACACGATGGTCAAGCTGAGGACCATCGACATGTTCGGCAAGGAGACAGGTCCGGGCCTGGAGCAGACTCTCCTGAAGGTCGGTCGTGAGGACAGCCCGGAGATGGCCGAGTTCCTCGACTACCTCACTGCTCGGCGCGTGATCGCCACGCACGAGTTCTACATGGGCAAGGGCCAGAAGGTCCCCGAGATGGGGATTGCCTTGCAGGACGCGCTCGCCGTCGTCCGCGAGACGATGGACAGTCCGAACGCGAGCAAGTTCCAGGAGGTAGCGGAGCAGGTGCGCGAGTGGTCGCTGCGCATCCTGGACTACGGTGTCCAGGCTGGCTCGATCAGGCAGAAGGACGTGGACAACATCCAGGCTGCCTACGATGTCTACATCCCCTTCAAGCGTTCGATCGAGCAGGCCACCGGAGAGAAGGTCGAGCGTTCACTGCCCGGCCGAGGTGTTGCCGAGCGAGCCAGAGCACTCCGTCGGCTCAAGGGCACAGACTACGAGATCGAAGATCCGATCCAGGCACTGCGCGAGCAAGCCTACGACGTGATCCGCAAGGCGCAGCAGCACATGGTCATGCAGTCGATCTACCTGATGGACCGCGTGATGAACCCACGGCTCGCCAAGGAGGGCAAGCCTGGGCTCGGCGGCTTGGCTGTCGAAGTGCCGCGTGACGCGGAGCCGAAGCAGATCCTCCTGAGTCGCATCATCAAGTCGATGAAGAAGAAGGCTGGCCCGGAGCAGCGGCAGGAAGCCGAGCGGGTGGCAGCACAGATGATCGACCTGTTCGGCGGCGACGCCGACACAGCCCTGACGTTCTTCTTCCCGATGGGCTTCCCTCGCGGCCATCGGCCGCGAGTTGCCTTCCGACCGAACGCCCCAGAGTCCTTCCTTCAGGAGATGGGCCTGACACCGCAGGAGATCAGGAAGATCAACGCTGAGCGCGGCGAGCTGATGTGGTTCGAGCTGGACCCTGTGCTCTACAACGCCCTGACCACGATCGACGCGCCGCGTCCATTCCTGGAGCACGCCCCCGAGTTCTTGCGCAAGGCGATCCTGGTTCCGTCTACCGGCGTGCGTCTGGGTGCTACCGTGCTCAGCCCAGCGTTCGTGCTGCGTAACCTGACTCGCGACCCGATGACGGCCGCGATGTTCAAGCAGGGCAAGAAGAGCTACGGGCTCGTCAACGCATGGGCTGACTCTGCGCGTGCTGCCATGGAGCAGATCAAGGCAGCGAAGGGGAAGCCGACCGAATACACACAGTTCCAAGCCCTCGGCCTGGAGGGTGCCTCGATCTACGGAACCGAGTTCCAGAGGCAGCCCCTTACCGCAGTTCCCGGCCTGCGGATGTTTGCGCGGCAGGTGAAGGCCATCGCGCGCTTCTTGTCGAAGCCTGAGTCCTGGAACCGATACATCGAGTTCAAGGATGTGAAGGAGGCTCTGGAGAAGGAAGGCGCTCCTCGCATCGAGGCTCAGCTCGAAGCGATGCTCGCTTCCAAGGAGATCACCAACAACTACACGCGCGCAGGGAACCTTGCTCGTGCGCTGAACCAGCTCGTTCCCTACTTCGCTCCGAACCTCGCAGGTAAGCGGAAGCTCTGGAGGTCGCTGCTTGGGATGGAAGGCAAGCAGGCTCAGGCGAACGCCTGGATCCGTGGAGCGCGTGATCTAGGTGCCATCACTGGACTCGTCTACCTCATCAACATGATGCAGGACGACGAATGGCGGAACGATCTGCCTGACTGGCAGCGGCAGCTCTACTGGAACGTCAAGCTGCCGGGCACTGACAAGATCCTGAAGATCCCCAAGCCGTTCGAGGCCGGACAGATTTTCGGCACCTCGATGGAGGTGACACTCGATGCGATCCGCATGGAGCATGGTGACGAGTTCGCCAAGGATGCACTGATCGCGTTCGGGGCCGACCAGATGGACTCGGTCACGAACGCCTGGAAGTTCGCCGTGCTGATGCCCTTCCTGGAGGTGATGACCAACTACTCCTTCTTCCGCAAGCGGGAGCTGGAGCCGTCCTGGATGCAGGAGACCCGGTTGTCCCAGGATCGTTACACTCGCTACACGACCGGCATCGCCAAGGGCCTCGGTCAGCTCACGGGCAAGTTCGGGCTCTCGCCCATCGAGATCGAGCAGCTAGCTGGAGGCTACTCCGGCGGCATGTTGCTCTCGATCATGCGGGCGATCGACGACGTGGCCGAGGCCGCGTCGAATCTGGCTGATGGGAAGCTCCAGGTGCCGGACATCTCGCTCGGCATCGCGCGCTCCTTCACGGGCACCCCTCACGGCCAAGGGGCCTACGCGGACGCGATCTACCAGTGGTCGGAGTATCTCTCCCAGGCCGCCGGGTCCGAGAAGATCACCCCCTTGCAACGTGCCCTGCGTCCCCGCGTAGAGCGCGTGAAGGAAGCGATCTCCACCATCCGTCGGACAGTCGAGGACCCGGTCCAGGCTGACCGTATGATCTACGAGCTTGCTCGCCCCCTCATCGACCAACTCGGGAGCCTGAAGCCATGAGAGTTATCGGAATCATCCTCCTGCTCTTCGCGTCTTGCGAGGGTCCATCTCAGTCCTACGTCATCGCAGACCGGGCGACCTACACAGCGATCGCCCCGGAATACGTCCGCTACGTGAGGGCCGATCCAAACCTCACCGACGAGCAGAAGCAGCGTCGTGAGGACACGGTGGACACCTGGAATCGTCGCATCACTGCGGCTGAGGAGAACCGATGACCTTCGAGCCTCTGCTCCAAAACGTGCTCAACCGACTCAGCACGAACGATCCAGAGACCCGCGACCTAGCCGCTCGCATCACCACCGATGCCGCGTTGCTCACTGCACGCGCGGCAGCGGGTGAGGATGTGGAAGCTGAGATCCAACACCTGAAGGCACAGGCGTTGAACCTCTCAGCGGAAGTAGCGCAGGTCATCTCTGACGAGCTTCGACTGCTCGTCTTCGGAACGATCCGCGCCATCTTCGCGAGGGCTTGATGGAGCCAGCCATCCAGCTTGTCACACAGCTCGGCTCGTTCGGACTGCTGTGCTACATCATCTTCTGGACGACTCGATCCGGCGGTCCCAGGCTGTTCGAGGTGATGACCAACATCCGTGCCTCGATCGACCACAACACACATCGGCTAGAGTCCCTGGAGGCGACTCAGTTAGCCCAGACCCAGGTTACGATCCGCCTGATCGAGAAGTCCGAGAACGGGCTTTCCAAGGTCGATGCCGATGTCCTCCGACGCGAACTCCAGGAAGCACGCGAGAAGGTCCAGAGTCTGCGATCTAGCCAGGAAGATTGACGAGCTGATTCGCGATGAACCACTGGACGAAGCAATCTGCGCTCTCAGAACTCTGGTGGCACTCCTTGAGCGACGAATGTCTGGGGCCGTCCGGCCTCTCGATCTGTTCGTTCTACCCAACGATGTCCCAAGTTGGACCGAGCTATACTCTGATCTTGTCGCCCGAGCCGTCATCGAAACAGGCTCCATCGCTGCCGCGGCGAAGTTGGTTGGTGTCGGCCGGGCGACTCTTTACCGCCAGATCGCGGAAGGACTGCTAGATGGTTCGACTCACGATCGCGATAGCCTGCGCACTGCTCTGTCTCGCGCAGGTGTCGCCACAGGGGTTGGCAGAAAAGCTCAACGAAGCGGCTCGCGACCAATCATCCCCACGATCCGTGGCACCAAAGGTGCTCGCCCGTCTCGCAACGGTCGAAGCAGCCAAGGCGAATCCTGAGCCGGTCATCGGCCGTATGAGAGTCATCGAGGCTGGCTGCGGTCCAGATGTGCGTCCTTACATCTGGTCTGGGGTTCCAAGACTCGGGGGTGTCCTTGCCGTCAGCTACAACCTCTTCCCGTTGCCGAGGGAAGATGGGATCTACGACGTAAGGGCCGCCTGGATCGTGGTCAGCCTCATTCCTCCCAGGGGTCCAGACGAGCCGTTCGCCATGATCGGCGAGTGCCCTCTCTACGTCCCCGTCCCACACCCTCTGGTGCTCGTCTGGCTGCTCCAGGGACAGGAGGCTTACCACGATCCCTTACTCAGTCGCGAGCGCAACGACAGGTCAGCCAAGCTCCGCACGCAAGTCCCGACGGACACCGTCCTGATGGGGATGCGGAGCTGGACTCAGATCATCACGCTCGGCTGGGATGATCGCTTCCGAGCGAGTTCTCTCTACGAGGTCACGTTCGGAGTGTAGGTCGCCGCTTGAGCCAGCGGATGCCTGCCGCCTCCAACTCGGCCTTCGTCCAGAGATGATTGCCCCTCACTCCGTCGGCGAGGTAGTAGAGGCGGTAGAGCTTCTCCCCTCTGGCGTTCCGATCGCGCTGCAAGACGATGCGGAAGTAGACCCCACTCTGCGACCGGCCGAACTTCCCTGGGGGTGGAGTTTCCCTGGGCGACCGCCTAGAATTCGTGCGCGTAGTCATGGTGTCACCAAGGCGAGGTGACGCTGCCTGAGAAGCAAGGCGTGAGACAGAAGAGCCGTGCGGGCACCAACCCGCGCGGCTCTTCCATTTTACTCGACGTGTCAAGCGCAGTAGATCGGGAGCCACTGATCGAGCAGCTCCAGATGTGCTCTGCTTCCCGAGAGTGACCGAAGATATTTTTCTTCGATTTTTCCCCAGGGGATAGAGCGTCTGTCGCGGCTGAGTTCGAGCACCATGTCGAACGTCAACGTCGCGCAGAAGTCACCGCGAGCCCAACAGACGAGGGCTAGACCACCAGCTCGGTTGCACGAGTCGAGTGCGTTGAACTGGTGCGTGAGGATGCCCGGCGAGCTGTGAATCGGCAGCGAGAGACGCGACACCATCTTCGCTTCGATCATCACCACGCGGCCGGTGACGGTGAACCCCATGAAGTCGCACGGGGTCTGCTGCATCTCCTCAGGGAACTTCCAGAAGCGCGCAACCTGCCAGTCAGCGAGTTCTCTCCCCGCCTTGCGCAGCACGAGTTCTAGCTTGTTCGACAAGCTCCCGAAACCTCTTCAACCAAGCTCTGAATATGCGATCTATCTCCTGCGAAGTCAGTGGTCTCTTGGCGAGGTAGGGGACGAGCTTACCGTCGATCTGATCGAATTCCTCCCAGAACTGACGGTCAGCTCCGCCGTCCGGGAACGCCTGCTCGTAGACCTTGCAGGCTTCCTCAGAACACCGGCTCAGCTTCCCCGATATCTTCTCGTCGGTCAGGGTAGTCATACTCAGTCACCTCTTCTGGATCGTCGAGCAGAGATGGGATGCTTGGCTCCCCTCTGCCTCCTTCTCTGACCCACTTCTCGAGCACCGACCAGCGATGCTGCACGGCATACTCGCCGCGCTCCCGGTAGAGCTGCTCGGTTCGGTTCAGGATCTCGACAGCCTCTCCGCTGAGCTTCAACGTGCGCTGCCCCCTGCCCGGCTCTACGCCCTTGCTGAGCGTCACCACGTTGAGTGCTCGAGCCTTGGCTAGCCAACTGTCGGTGGCTTGGATGTCCGGGAACAAGGTCTGGATCTCGCCCTTCGTGAAGCTGCCGAGAAGCGAGTTGGCTCGACGGATGGTCTCGATGATCGGGTCTCCAGCCGAGCCGATGCCACGGAAGATCAGGTGCTCGGCAGCGTAGGGCTGACGGACCTCGTTCTCGATGCGCCTCCGTCGGCTCCAGGTGTCGTATTCGATCGACTTGTAGGTGTAGCGGAGCCACTCCGCCGCGAACTCTACGTGTGGCCTGCGGACGATCACCTTCTGGGGGTGTTCTGGATCGTAGGAGTTGAGCAGGTTGGCTACCGCGATCGCTTGCCGAAGGATGCTGAGCGGCTTCTCTGCCCGCACGAACATCGGGATCTCCTTCTGCCAGTAGACCTCTGCCATGTCATCGCAGATGTCTCGCGCGAGCTGCGCGGCGTCCGGCTCGATCACCACGTCACGCTCGGTCTGCAACCACGCCCTCTGCACGAGGCAGTGCAGCGTGTTGGAGCCGAGCAGGGAGGGCTCGTCGCTCTGCTTCCAGTTCTTCGCCTCGGCCCTGAGGCAGTAGTCGAACCGGCGGATGGACTCCTCTCGATCGTTGCAGAACCGGGCGATGTGCTGGCAGGCTGCACCGAACGTGTCCCTCTGGCCTCCGTAGTAGTTCAGGATCCACACCGTCCTGACACAGCAGGCGAAGTCACGGTCTCCGCCGCCAGCCTTGGCCGACTGCACCACTCCGTCGGATCTGGCGGACTGCACACCCTCCATCACGTCACGCGGCATCAGGTGGGCCTCGTCCACCGCCATCATCCCGCCGTGCTCCTTGGGGTAGATGCCGATTTTGCTGACGTAGCCGCTGACCCGGTGGTCACGAACCGAGCCCACCAGGAAGCCAGCCCTGGAGGTCATCGAGCCTGAGGCGTTGTAGCTGCCACCCACCACCTCGGCGATCGCCTTGAAGATCGGGCTCTTGCCTGCGCCTGTGTCGCCGACGATCGCGCAGTCGATCCAGCCGCGCACCAGCTCGCCGGTCACGGGGTCACGGAACCAGAGCGTCGAGCAGGCGCACATCAGAGCAGCGATGTGCAGGTCATCCTGGTCATAGATGCCGGTGATGTTCGCACCCACGTCCCGAGCGATCTTGGTGATGGACGAGCGCACCTCATCGAGCGTGCGCTGCGGCTGGGCTGCGGCAACCAGCTCGTCCATCGCTTGTGTCAGATCCAGCTTCACCCGGCTGACGGTCTCGATCTTGGTGGCGAAGATCGCCACGGTGCCCTGGTGCTCGATCACTCGCCCCGTGATGCGCGCGTTGCCTGAGACTGGCGGTGATTGCTCGGACACCACCAGGATCCCCATGTGGGCTCGGATGCGGTCATCGTCCGGCACGACCCTCGTGTAGCTCTTGCGTGGCGGTCCGGCGAACCACCTCTTCATCTTCGAGTGGATCTTGTGCTTCAGCTCCCAGGTCTGGCACCGCGACGGCTTGCCGAGGATCCGCTCCTTGATGAACGTCTCGGCATCCCTGCCTCGTGTGAGCGAGTAGGCTTCCCGCTCCAGCATCTTCCACTTCACGAGGTAGCCGTTGTGGTCATACTTGACTGGAGCATCGCAGTTGCGGCAGTAGATCGCTGAGCCCTGCGCGCACTCCAGCTCGCTGAGTAAGGGCACGATGACGTTCTCGTCAGTGATCGCATCGACCGTGCATTCGACGATGATGTTGTGGTTGAGGTAGGAGCCCACCTCCTCGAAGTCGCACTCGATCGGGGCCTCCTGTCCTGGCCGGATCGTCTCGATGTCCCAGGACAGGAAGTCCTTGGGGTCTCGACCACCTCCCTCGATCCAGTCCCGTAGGTCAGCTCCCCACTTCACGTCGCCCTTGATCGGCACCGCCATGACGCGCATGTCGATCTCTTCCCCGGTCATCTCCGCTATCTCATCGTGCAGCTCCGATGCCTGCTCGAAGAACCGGAGCTGGCGCAGCTCGAACTCCTGGCGTCGGTTCGAGTCGTCGAAAGTCCACTCACGAGGATCCGGGTGCTGGACGAAGTCGTTGTCGAGCAGCAGCCTGATTGGGTGCCGCATCACCTCTGGAGGGATCGACCGCAGGTGCGGCTTCTGGCCTGCTCCTCCGTTGGAAGCGTAGACGAAGATCGGGTGCTCGGCCTCTTGCCAGCGGAGGACACAGCGGGCAGCGGCGGCGTCCCATTCACCCTCCACGATCCACACAGGAGCGTCTGGGTGCTGCTTGAGGCGGTCCAGGTCCACCAGGGGCCACAGACCAGTGACCGAGCCAGCGTCCTCCTTGCGGGCTGTCTGGTTGCCAGCCCAGCGCCACTCCCCCTTCGACTTCTGTGCGTGCCAATCGTAGTAGCGGTAGTAGTTCCTCAGGCTGCCATCCGCGTAGCGTTGGAAGGCCACGAGCATCTCATCCAGGTAGCCAAGCTCCAACGTGCTCGCATCCTCTGGAGAGATTCCCCGCTCAGCCAGGAACCCACGGAAGAACTTGGCGCGCGGCTCATCGCTCTCACGTAGCGCCTGCGCAGCTTCAGCCACGAGCTTCGGAGTGACGAGGGCGGAGCGTTTCTTCCTGGCCTCCTGTCGTCGCGGCACCTTCTTCAGCTCGGTGCTCACCCCGTAGAGACCGGCGACCAGCTCCAAGGCTTGCAGCTCGCTGATACCCTTGAGCTTGGCTACCCACTGGAACACGTCGAGTCCGTCCTGCTTGCCCGGAGAG